TTTTCGGCGCATTCGTTCAAAAACGCCGAGCCCTGGGCGACCGCGCTGAAATGCAAGGGCATCGCCCCCACCAACACCCATCGCTCGCTGGGCGCCACGATCTCGGCCGATGTCGCCGCCGGCGGCACCAAGAAACTGACCTTGATGGTCGATTTCGTCTTCTGATCGCGCTGGACGAGGGAACAGCGCGTAGTCGCTCGCGCTCCTGTCAGGGCAGGGGCGCGGGCGGCACCAATCCCTCTGGCAACCGCAGGAATCCCCGATGCGCATCGAATCCATCATCCGCCGCCCCGAAGGCACCACCATCGAACTCGATGGGGCCACCTACCATTTCGCCCCGCAGCCCGATGGGCGCCACATCGCCGAGGTCACCGATCCCGCCCATGTCCGGCGTCTCCTCAACATCCCCGAGGGCTATCAGCCCGCCGAGATCTCCGATCAAACCGATCCTGCGCCCGCTCCGGCGCCGGTGACCCCGGTTACCGCCCCCGACACGCATCCTGATGTGCTGCAGATCGTTGATCCGGTGACACCATCTGCACCGGTTGAGCCTGTCGCGGCACCTGTCGAGCCTGCCGAGGCGCCCGAGAAAGCCACCGACGCCCCGAAGGAGCCGACGCCGGCTGTCACCTCGATCAAGGCCGCCATCGCCGCTGCCCCCCAGATGGAACCACCGGCGGCAAGCGAGTTCGACAATCTCACCGATGAGGAACTGGCGGAGCGCTTCAAGGCCCGGTTCGACCGCCTGCCCAACCCCCGATCCTCTCGCAAGAAGGTGATCGAGGCGCTCCTCAAGCCCGAGGCTTGATCGGCGCGCCTGATCGAGGAGCGCTAGATGACGTTCACCGCCTCAGATGTGTTCAAGGACGCCTCCATCACCCTAAATGATGGCAACTTCGTTCGCTGGACGTTGCCGGAGTTGCTGGGCTGGTTGAACCTGGCAACCAAGCAGATCGCCGTGGCCAAACCCTCGGCGACTGCCAGTACCATCGAAGTGGAGTTGCAGCGCGGCACCCTGCAGGCGCTACCGCAGGGCTACCACCAGCTTCTCGCCGTCAACCGCAACCTGGTCGAGCGTGACGACGCCCCGGGCGGCCGCGCCGGTGGCGCCGTCATCACCCCAGCTTCAAAGGTGGATATCGATAGCTTCATCCCGAACTGGCATGACCCCAGCTATCTCCCCTACAACCAGATGGTGGGGCATGTGGTCGACCATGACAGCGATCCATCTGCTTTCTTCGTCGTCCCCGGCAACCTGGGCACCGGCGTGATCGAGGTGGTGGCGTCACGACTGCCCGCAGACATCCCGCTGCCGTCCAGCCCCAACGAACTCGCCTCCTATTCCGCCGTGGTGGATGTACCGGACGCCTATCGGTCGGCCGTTCTCAACTTTGTGCTGGCCTGGGCTTTCGCCAAGGACATCAACCTGCCCGGCGCCGCCCAAAGATCCCAGACTCATCTCGCCTTGTTCAACGAGGCTGTCGGGATCAAGGCCGCCCTCGAAAAAGCCGAGAACGTCAATGCTCCCCAAACCCGGTTCAGCAGGTAGCCATGATCTACACCAGCGAGTTCATGCCCTATGTGCTGCCCTTGGTCCCCGGGGCCTCGCAGATCGCGGCCGCTTTCATGGTAAGGCTCGCGGCCCGCGAGTTTCTGGAGCGCACCAGGGCATGGCGTCACACCTTGACTGTCGATGTGACCACCAACGATTTCGAGATCCCTGTTCCCGACTACGCCGAACTCCACCGGGTCGAGCGCGCGTCCTGGGGGCCTATCGATCTGACTGTCTCGCAGTTCAACGATCTCCCCGCGGATTGGCAGTCGATGACTCCGGCGGTGCCGAAGTATGTGTCGCAGTCCGAATGGGGCCGGTTGATCCTCTACCCGTTCGAGGCCGGCACCCTGTCTCTGTCGGTGTTCCTGAAACCCAAGGCCGGCCATGACTTCACCCGGTCCTCGGTGATGCTGCAGGACTACTACAACCAAGTCCCTGACTTCCTTCTCCACCAGTTCGCAGAACCCATCGGCTGTGGTGCAGCGGCGCGGTTGCAAATGCTGCCCGAACGTCCGTGGACCGATCCGGCGGCCGCCTCCATCAATGCCGCCCGGTTCAATGCGGCCTGCGACACCTATGCAGTCGCCAACGTCAAGGGTCAGACCCGAGCCAGAACCCGTACGAGATACCAGGATTTCTGATCGTGCTGCTGCGCATCGCCAACTTCAAAGGACAGATCCCCAGGCTGCACCCGCGCCTGCTGCCCGATGGGTTTGCGCAGGCCTCGGTCAACACCAATCTGGACAGCGGGGCGATCCGGCCCTACGGCGGCGCCTCGCTCGAACATGATCTGGGTGCCTCGGCCGTCACCATCTACAAGCACAACGGCACCTGGCTGTCCTGGCCGGTTGTGGTCAACGCCTGCCCGGGCCCCGTGGCCGCCGACCGGTTGTATTACACCGGCGATGGGGCGCCGAAGGTGCGCAAGGATGGAAGCACAACCTATCCGTTGAAGCTGGAGGCCCCCGCGACGGCGCCCACGCTGACCCCATCCGGTACGCTCAACACCGCCTTGGCCGAGGCCATCACCTACGCCTATACCTGGGTCACCGAACTGGACGAGGAAAGCGCGCCGTCACCTCTGCCAGCAACCGTGCAATGGTCGCCCGGCATGACGGTCGCCGTCGCCGGTTTCGCCGCCACACCGTCCGGCAGGGGCATCAACCGCCGTCGCATCTACCGCTCGCAAACCTCTGAGTTGGGTGTCACCGACCTCTACTTCGTCGCCGAGATCGCGATAGCGACTACCTCCTACACCCATGATCTCGCCACCGCTCTGATGGCAGAGGTAATCCCCTCCATGGACTATGATCCGGCCCCGGACGATCTCGAGGGCCTGGTATCCATGCCGAACGGATTCTTCGCCGCGTTCGTCGGGAAGACCCTCTATTTCAGCGAGCCCTATGTCCCCCATGCCTGGCCCACGAAATATTCGCTGACCACCGACTTCGCGATCATCGGCTTGGCCTCGTTTGGGTCGACGCTGGCGGTGATGACCACAGGAACCCCCTACATCGTTCAGGGTACGGCACCCGAAAGCATGGTGATGGAGCGCATGGAGTCCGGGCTTCCCTGCGTCTCCGCCGCCTCGATTGTGGATCTTGGCTACGCCGCCGCCTATGCCAGTCACGAAGGCTTGGTGACCCTCACCGCGTCCGGTTCACAAGTCGCATCCCGGCAACTGTTCGATAAAAAGACCTGGCAGGCGCTGTCGCCCGAAACCCTGATCGCCGCCAACTTCGACGGAAAATACATCTTCGCCCATATCTCTGGTGCGATCGAGACGATCAGCGGCGGCGCCCCGTCGACCTCCTATGGTGCGCTGCCCGTCTATGATGCCGGTGGGCCCGTGCTTGCCGAGCCATTCATCACCTATTCCGGTGGCGGCCCCTCCACGTCCGGCGATCTGCGCTCTCTCGGCATCATCGATCTAAGCGGCGATCAACCCTTCTTTCTCGCCGTCGATCAGCCGCCGGTGCAGCCCACACACCTCTATGCGCAAGAAACCGAGGGCGCCCTGTACCTGCTGGATGACAACAGCGTGGTCAGGCGCTTCGATGATCCTTCGGAACCAGCGGCCCCGGCGCGCTGGCGCAGCAAGCGGTTCGAGTTGCCACACCTCGAAACCTTCGGGGCGATCTTGGTGGAAACCGAGCAAGGCGCCTCCGAGGAGGTGTCCCTGATCACCCGCGTCTTCGCCGATGGCGCCCTCATCCATTCCACAACCGATTTCAACGCCCCCGCGCGCTTGCCCAGCGGGTTTCTTGCCACACGCTGGGAAATCGAAGTCGAAGGCAACGCCGAGATCTCCGCGATCAGCATGGCCGGTAGTATCGCGGAGTTGGCCAGCTAATGCCGCAGATGTCCCCAAAGGATTCCGGTGCCGCCCTGCGCATCCTCACCGAAAAGGTGGAGGTGCTTCTGGGCGAACGGGGCGACAAGAAGGCGGCTGCTGTACGCCGCGCCGAACTCGACACCATCGCGGAACAACTGGTCAGCGCCATCCTTGAGAAGGCCGGCATCCTTTCCGGCACAGGCACCCCTGAATGCAAGGTCGCCGCAAAAGTCGGCACCCTCTATCGCGGCGCATCCACCACCCTTTATGTCAAGCAGTCCGGCACCGGGAACACCGGCTGGGCGGCGAAGTGAGGCAGCATGCAAGGCTATCAGACAGACGCAGACGGCTTCTTCGCGGGCGAGGTGACATTGCAGCCGAACCCTCGGCCCGATCCCCTTATCCCGGATGATGACTACCTCAAGCCTCGCGGCGTCGTCTTGGTCGCCCCTCCGGCGGCCGAGGCTGGAAAACGCCGGCGCTGGACCGGAACCGCCTGGGAACAGGTCACCGTGAACCCGGGCACCCCGGCACCACCACCCATGACGCCGGAGGAAGAACTGGCGCTGGAGCGCGAGACATGGGCGCCATGGAAGCGTGCGTTTTGTGCGGCGCTGAAGATGTTTCCCTATCCGCCGGCCTTGCACATGCTGGACGGCTTGATGGCGGCCCTTGCCGCCCGTCGCGCCGCTGACCCCTATGATGATCTGGTGCTGTGGTTCGATACCGTCACCATCGTCCTTCGCACCCATCCCGACATGGAAGCCTTTCGTTTGGCCTTTTCGATCCCGGAACCGGTCTTCGATTTGATCTTCCTCGCCGCGATCCGGCTGGAGGCCGGGCATTCGGCAGAGGATGTGCAGGCATGGGTGGATGAAGAACTCGAGGAGTTGGCGTGATGCTGGCGTTCCTTCTCAACCTTCTCCGCACCCCGTCCGGGTTTGATGCCGATCCCTGGGGCTTCGCGCGCAACCAGGCGCTCCATGGTCTGATCTTCGGTGTATCCCCGGTCTTGCTCGGGGTGCCGTGGTGGGTTGCCGCCACCGTCTACTGGTTCGCCATCGAGCAGGTCCAGGTCGAC